AAGTAAAGTAGTGTTGACCGTTAGGGCCAAGCGTTACACCTTCTGTGGCTATGGCAGAGGCGGTTTTCCCCACAAGCAGATTGCCAGAGCTGTCGATACGTGCCCGTTCAGGACCTCCGCCAGTGTAAAAACGAACGCTATCTGTAGCAAACAAGCCTACATTGTTAGCTCGCCAAACTACCGCATTGTCTGTGTTTACGGTTCCAGTTAATAAACGAGCATCGCCAGCGGCAAAAGTAAGTCCCGAAGCACCAACATCAGAAGCAAATCTAACAAACTCGCCTGCATCCTGATTAGCTGGAGAAGCATTAACGTCAGTTGTTTGTGCAAATCCTAGTGTTTGTGACGTATCAATAATATCTAATTTAGTACCAGGCGCTGAGTTACCTATACCTAACCGTCCAGCGCTTGTGACGCGCATGACTTCAGTAGAGCCATAGTTAAACCTGTGAGTTGCCGCAATATTTACCGCATCAACATAAGCCGCACCTGAGCGGTTGTAGTGCTGTATAAGGTTAGCTGTGCCTGAGTAAGCTGGGCCAAGCTCAATACCACTAGCGCCACCGCTAGAAACAACTAGCTTGTAAGCGGCATTTGTAGTCCCTATGCCGACATTGCCTGCGCTTGTAATGCGCATGCGTTCTGTTGGTGTTGTACTGTTTGTACCAGTACCAAAAATAAAATTACCAGAGCCGTCATTATGGATTCGGCTATCAAGACCGCCGCTAGGCACACTGAATAAAATCTGAGGAGTTGCCGCTGTAACTTCTAACAAGCCTTCGACTGCTTGGTCGCCAGAAACGGTGAGCGTTCGGTAAGGCGACGTAGTACCCAGACCTAACCGTGAAGTGCTTGCGTCCCAGAAGAGGTCTTGTGAGGTGCCAGCAGAGTTGTAAAAGCTGATATCTCCGTTGTTGATTACTCTTAACTGCTGTTTATTTTCATTTGTTTTTAGAACGATATCGCCATCATCAGTGCGTAAAACAAGTTCGTTACCGTTTGTTCCGACAAGAACTGTATCTGTTGCTGACGGGTCGTTAAAAAGAATCGAACCGTTATTATCGAGAGTCAAACCGTCTGTGACAGCAGTACCCGTTACGTCGATGCCTGTGGAGGTGGTGGCTAGTTTGGCTGAGTCTGCGTTGTATAGCGTTACAGAATCTCCAGAGCCTAGCAGGTACTTATTAAAAGAAGCATCGTTAAGCTGTAGCAACGTGCCGCTAATTCTTAGGTTACCTGTGCCTGAGTCTGTGATGTAACTATTAGACCCGTCATGATAAATCTGTAGGTCAGAGCTAGCACCGAGGATAACCTTATTGTTATCCCCGAATGACAGGTTGCCCGTCATGCTGTCGCCAGACGTTTCTACCTTGTCATCGTTCAGGTTGGTGAAATTATCATCAACCTCAGCGTTAGTTAGGGGCGAGCCTTTGCCCGACCGTGTAGTTATAGTCGTCATGCGTCACCCCCTACTAATTAAGATGCGGACAGAGAAATAGTCCACGTGATCTGAAGCGTATCGTCAGCAGATTTGTTGACCTCGGAGAAGACCACACGACAGAGCATTGTGCCTGCTGAAGCGGCGTTAAAGATGCCTGCCTCAGTGACCGCGCCCGTGCCGCTACCTGCGGGAAAGCTACAGACGTAGACGATTTGATTGTTGGTTACTGTCGATGAAGTCAAAGACACGCGTGAGCCTAGCTGAGTACCTAGCGCAGTGTCACCAGCCGCCGCCGCAGTCGTGCCTGATCCGAGTGCCATGTGAGTCATAGCAGTCTCATCGTCCTTCATGCGGTCGCAGATGAAGTTTAAACCCGTATCAACGATCAGGTTTTTTGCTTCCTTGGTTTGCTTTACGTTGCCGTCCTTGTCACGAAGTACAAGAGAGACAGCGCCTGTGAGTTTTAAAGAATCTTTCATTAGAACGTCCTCGATGCGCCGACATAATCATCGGCAAAGTAAGTAAAGTCGCAATATCCCTGACTGCGCAAACTTCCAGAGTCAGCCGCGTCGCCTGTATCGCTTGGGTTTACAGTGACTAATTTTACCGCAGAATCACTGATAATGCTTGTGTCAGCCACTGATGGCTTCGTTACTGCAAAGGCTTGAGAGTCTGTCAGCGCACTAGCATCGCTGATGTTCGGCTTGCTAAACGTAAGTGCCGCCGAGTCACTAGCGGTAGGCGCATCACTTGTCGATGTAGCGCCTGATAAGCTAACCGTTTCGGTAATGCTTAACAGGTCATCAATCGGCTTAATAAACTGAATCGTTTGATCGTCACCTACAGCCGCACCGTTGCTGTCATCGGTAACAGATAGCGCATCCGTAATAGCTTTGATGCCTGAAAAAGTCGTTGAGTCTGTAAAGGCTGATGAGTCACTAAGTACCTTGCCTATAGTAGATACTTGGTTATCGGTTAATGCCCCAGCATCAGAGGCAACTTTGCCAAACGTCCTGACCTCGCTGTCAGTAATGCTAGACGCATCTGATTTAACTAGGCCCGTAAGAATGATCTGGCTATCTGTAATTGAGCCGCTATCTGCTTCAGGCTTAGTAGAAGCAAACGCCGTTGAGTCTGTCAGGCTTGGCGTATCTGTGACTGATTTGCCAAAGTCTTTGACGTCGCTATCGGTAAGGCTAGGTGACTCTGATGCGGCTTTGCCAAACGTCTTTATTTCTTCGTCAGTAAAAGTGGATGAGTCGGTAAACGGTTTTTGTGGCTCTAAGCTGTGCGACTCGCTAACACTGCCTGTATCTCGGAACACAATAAGGCGCAGGAAAAAGCCAATTTCTGCTAATGCTTTAAGCGAGGCAACGCGACCTATAGACGCAATGAGGCTTTGTGCCGCAACGCTTGCTTTTAGCCGTGCAGTCTTGGCAACGCTAACAATAAAATTGTTGCGGTCATTTCTAGCCAAAGTCTTCTCTCACAAAAAAGTCGATGATTTCGTAAACCGTCTCGCGCGTACCCGAGCTAAAGACTACTTCCACCTCACCTTCGTAAAAGCCCTCATCAACGTCTAAATCACCTTCGGCAAATACGAAAAAGCAGATGCCGTTGGTAAGGTTTTCGCCTGTCGATTGATTGTCGAGTGTCGCAAGTACAGTCGTGGTGCGCTTTTTGCGGAAACGCATTTTGATAGTTGCGCCAGTTAAGTCCTGCGCACTTCCCGTGTCTTCGCGGGTCAGCGTAATTTTGATCTGTGGGCCAGTGTCGCCCTGTACTAAGTTGATGGTCATCTCAGCCCTCCAAGGCTTATTTTACCACGCAGGGCATCGCCCAAATTAGATAGAGGCAATTATAAATGCCAGCAACTCTCCATACCTAATTGCGTATTGATCTTTGCGTACCGCGTTATCAGGCGCGTCAGCCTGCACATCCCATGTTCGTAGCTCCGTGTAGCCGCCGTCAGGGTGATCCGCTTCTTCAATCCAAACGTCTGCTTCCCACCACTCATTCCACATAAACATGCCATAGTCATGTGCGTCTAAGCCTTCTGCCTCGAACGCGGCCTTTAGGTCTTGCGCGATGATGCCGACATGCCATCGAGCCTCAGCGCCTTTTTCTTCTACAGCATCGTTGTACTTGTATGCTTTAAGTAGACCTTTTGCGGCTACCGCTACACGCGCTTCAGCATCACTAATGTCTCTGACCTGTTGCTTCAGTCGATTATCAGATGTCGTCGTAACACCACCAGCAACATAAGCGTCACGCCAGCGCTCACTACTTGAGCCAAGGTCATACGTGTTATCAGCGGCACCACTAAATCGTGCAGTGTTCCAAGTGTATCGAGTAGAATTGCCGCCGAGCTGTAAGCGTGCGCTTGTGCCGACGTTATTCCGCAGAACATAGTCACTGCTATTGCCCTCAACAATAGACGTGCCTGTACTCGAGTTAATTCGGACATCTAGCGTGTCACCAAGCAGACAATTACCTGTGATGTTATGGTCAGCCGTTGAACTGCCGACCTGCAACTGTTTGCTGTTGTCTATTACCGTGTCGCCGTCTACACGGAACATAAAGCCGTCGATTAGGCCCGTTACATCTAGGTATCCAGACGCAATAATGTCATTAACACTTAAGTCGCCCGACAGAGTAGCGTCTTGACAAGTTAAGTCGTTTTTCAGCGTTAGTGATTGCGACGCCAGTTCATAGACGCTGAATGTAAATACTTGGGGTTCTGGCTCTGCAAGACTCCAGTAATTAATGCCAGTTGTTTGTGACTGTAGTGTCGCCCTGAACTCATAAGTGCCTGTGGCTAGGCTTGTTAGTGCATAAAACTCACGCGCATTGACCGTAAACACATGACCGTCGGCAGTATCGGTTTTTATCGCAGTAATCGTTGCTGTGTAAACCGTAGTCCAAGTAGAGGCAGTGCTTTTCTTATGCTCGAACTTTAGGGTCGCTTTGTCGTCATTCGTACCGAAGGTGTATTGTACGCCCCAGCTATCCCACGCCGCATTGAAAACAAATTCAAACCGCACTTCTTGAGAAAGGCTATGACTTACTGATGAGGTTGTGCTTGTGTTTAGGCCGTTAGAGGCGACAAACGTTGTTCCGTCTTTGTGATTGTAGCTAGTCGTGACGTCAAACAGTCGGCTTTCGATTTCTGCAATCGCATGGGTGTTTAGGCTTTCACCAAAGACAATGCCCTCTGCGATATTGTTAGCCGTAAAGTTACCCGCAATTGTTGCATCTACGACATCTAAAATCTCAGCGCGGACAGTGCCGTCAACTGTTAGCGTACTAGCAGAGCTATCAAACGACAGCTTGTCTTTTAGGCTAAAGTCGCCGCCGTCATCTAAATAGAACGGCGTACCAGCGCTATTAAATGTGCCAGCGCCGTGATAGATTTTTGTCCCTGTGACGACCGTGCCGCCAATAGCACCCACTGCGAGCAAGCTAGTGCCGATTGTGCCTGCTTGTATTTTGCCGCCCGTAATAGTGTTTGCTGTAATGTCATTGCCGTCGACGGCTACTGTCCATGATGATCCGTTGTACCGATACAGCTTTTCATCAGTTGTAAGGTAAACCACCTCGCCTTCATATCCTGCCGCAGGTAGCGTAGACACCACCTCGATGCCAGTAACAATCGTAGGGTCAAGGTCACTTTCGGTAACAGTTAGTGAGGTAGTACTGACGGCCACTGTGTAGCCTGACTTGTTTCCGCTGTAGTCCACTGAGCGCAGATGAAAATAACGTGTGTCCGTACTTAGGCCGACAGCTATGTATTCCTCGCCGCTAATCTTCGCGGTAGGCGTTGCGCCAACGGCTGGTGTAGTGCTACTTGTCGTAACATGCACCTCAACATGAGCAAGGTCGATATCAGTCGGGTTAGTCCACTCACAGGTGATGACGTTGATGCCAGCGGTGAGCGTGACGCTGGTAGGTGCCGAGGGCGCAGTCTGATCGCCGTTTAATTCTTGATTGCTAAGTGTTGTGCCACTGCTACTGACGCCTACTAGGTTTTCTGCCTGTACGCGGAAATCATAATTAGAGGTGATATCAAGGCCCGAAATGTAAACGCGGGCTTCACGGGTAGAAACATAGAAGTAGTCAGTTGTGCCTGTCTTGTTATAGCGGACTTTGTAAAGCTCTATAAACGCGTCATCCAACTCATCCCACGTCAGCTCGACAGCACTAGACACGCCACCATCAGGGCCTCGCAAACCTATCTCTGTCAGGCTTAGATTCGTAACATTATCTACGTCTCGGCCATCGTACAGCGTCAGCTCACCACCGCTTAAAAAGTCCACTTCGTCGCTGGTAGTCCAGTCGTATAGTGCGGCGGCTGTCTCAATGCACGTGAGATTGACGCCTAATGCGCCAGCATCGCCAAGAACAAGTGAGTAGTCGATTACCTCGAAAACCTTTGCGCTATAGCCGAGGCGGTCGTTAGTAATTTGTATTGTGTCGCCAACTTTGACCTGTAGCCCCTTTAGGTTGACGGCCATATTGATAACGACTTGTTGTCGTGATTTAAGCAACGCTATTTTTGCTAGACGCTGTGCCTGAAGGTTATTGGTAACAAACGGCAACGCCATATCTAAGTAAACAGGGTCGCCGTCTTCGGTTGCGTATGTCGAGCTAATTTGTGGCGGGTAGTCTAGTACCTTGTAGTCTTTTTCTTCAGATACAAAAATGCCTTTGACGCCGTTGTAGCCGCCTCTGCGCGACTGCTTCGTCTGAGTCTGTATGTCGCTAATGCAATCAGCCTCTGTAAACGTGTAGCTTGGAGTCTTGTACTCTGCCCCGTCTACGAAATACTTGCCGCCTGAATAGGTTAGCTTGCCGCCCATAGCAGACAGCAGTTGCTCGATGTTTGCCTTTATCTGGTTTGCGGTTTCAATAACGCCATTACATTGGTAACGATCTTGTGTGCCGCCCGCGTCGATTGAGACTTGCTCATCGCAAAGGTTAGCCGCCGCATTTAGGCTAGTGCTGTCTATGTTTGCGGCTACTTCGCCAAGACCATACTTATCATCTAGCATGTAATCGCGCAGGCACAGCGCAGGGTTTTGACTCCATGATGTTGTTGAGGTTCTTGGGTCGTAGACTTTTTTGCCTTTAAGTACGGCAGTGATATTAGGAACGCCCTGAGGGAATTTGTCGGCATCCCATTCAAGTCTGAAAGCGATATAGGCAATGCCTGACAGCTTGTGATCTTCAGTCCACAGGACGTTTGCATCTTTAAGCTGTTGTGATGCGTCTTGCCCTGCCGTTCCAAACTTGCGGTCAATAGTTACATAAGTACCCCAGTCACTTTGAAACCCGCCGCTTAATGTCCATATCTTCTTATCGTTGAACCAAATCTCTTCATAGCTTTCAATCTCGTGACTGGCAAAAGCGATAGCCATGTGCAGATATTTGTTGTCATCGCCTGAATGAGAAATGAATACGACTTGACCGCCAACACGCATCTGCCCGTAGACAATTTTTCTAGTGCCTGCGGGTTCACGCGTCGTCGCCGTTATGCCTCGCATTTGTGCGCCGATGTTCGGTTTTGGTGCAAGCGCACGAGACACCATTGAAAGGCCAGCGCCGATAGCAAACGCCGCCGCAACCTGACCAAAGGTTATTGCTGAAAATCCTATTGAGACTGCCGCACTTAACGCACTAGCTATCCCTGCTATAGCACTAACGGCCATGTACTTACCTCAATACTAAAGAGTAAACGCGCTCTATCTCTTCGAAGTTCAATCGCTCAAGGATTGCGTCGAAAGGTTGGTGCGCTTTTGTGTTTACGTGTAGCTTTGTGATGCCCTCTGCCGCTAGTGAGTCAATGGCATACTTAATCAGCTTAACGCCTGTTAAGCCTTTACGGGCCGCCTTGGTCAAGAAGATTATGTCGTTGTTTGCAAAGAGGTGGTCACGGTAGTGCAGTGACTTGCTGACGATCACAACAAAGTAACCCATTAGCTTGCCGTCTTTGCGGGCCGTGTAAACGCGCAAGGCGTTGACGTTATCGAGTCGTGCGTAGCCTTCCCAGTCAGGATTTAGCTTGATTATCTCTTTGTTCAGCGCTATCTCTTTCCAATGCTCTTCAAGCAATGGCTCGATTTCGCGCCTGACTTTCGCTAAGTTTTCTAGTGCAAATTTCATCGCATTGCTCCTTATGGCAAGAACTCAGGGTTTGGCTGTGCTGGATTACCTCGCACACCATCGCCACTGCCGCCGCCGCCGACCTGACTACGGCCCCAAACAATCTCTTTCTCTGCCATCTCTGCTACAAACTCTAAGCCCTTGTCATTAGGGTAGTCGATCTTTTGGTCTTCGGCTGTGTAGCGACGTATGCGTGTGCGCTCAAATTCTATCAACCGATTCTCAACTGCTATCTGTATAGTCGCAGTTTCCGCAGAATCGTTAATTACCATTGTGTCCATAAACCCGCTGAACACAATTACAGGGTCACTGATAACGCCGTTGCTAGAGTCCATAGCGCCGAGCAATACTTTAAGCTCGCGACCTTGATAGTCTTCGTCACGCGCCTTAGAAAGTAGTGGGTCAGTGATGCCTGATAGCGTTACGGTAATTCCGTTTGCTTGTAGCTCTGATGACTCTGCAATTTCGCCGATACTTAGAAGCGTACCTGCGCCAACGTAGTCGACACTGCTAACAGTTAGCGTTCCAATGCCGTTCCACAGATTTAGATCGCCCGAGTCGAACGCACATTGCACCAGAATGATAGGGCGTACTAGGTCGGCGGTGACCGCCGTTTGCATGCTCGATGTTAATGACCTGCTCATATAGCCTCAACACAAGCAAAAGTGAAACCGTACAGACTAGCCTGATTGATACTCCATCCGATTTCATTAGTAGCCAGTCGCCACGTTCCTTTGGGTAAGGTAAAGTCGAGCGGTGCGCTTGATGCGGCGGCCCGAAGCGGTGGCATGATATCAATAGACGATGAACTATTTACTTCAGTGATGATGTAAAGCGCACTGCCAATCTCGAAATAATCACCAGCAACAGCGCCCGTAAACGAGCCTGTCAGCGTAGTAGCGTTTACAGCGCCCGTGCCTGTCCCTGTGGCGGTCGTATTGTGCAAAGGGTTGCCAAGGGTAAAGGTATTGGCTTGGCCCCGTAGAGAGGCAAAGAAAGCCTCTAACTGCTTTGCGTCTGCCCGCTTCATTGGCGGTAAAGTTACCTCTGCCTCCCAGCGCACACCCTGATGCTGATAGGTTTGTTGGTCATAAGTAAAAGGCGACTGACTAATTGCTGTTGCAGATCGCAACCGCATCGTCATTGATTGAATGCCTACACTAGGAAACGCCGCCATTATGCACCTACCATTGCCTTACTAAAGCCACCACCACGTAGTCTAGCATCAGCGACCGCTGACTTGGCCGCATTGCTAATCTGTGGCAGTAGGTTAGCAATCTCAGCACGTACGGTTTGCTGTACGCCTGTAGTGACGTTAATGTTCTGCACAACTGTAACACCACCACCGCCTAGCTCGTTATTAGGCACGATTGTGCCGTTGCCCGATGGCACCATAAGCTCAGGGCCGCGCTCACCCACTAGGTAAGGTCTGCCACCTGCAACAGGGCCACCCATTGCTCTAGTGCCTGACGCGCCTGTACCGCCACCACCAAACGCCGAACCAATGCCGCCTCTTATTGCGTCAAACAGTGGCTTAGTAATGTAATACTGAACAAGCATTTTGATCAGCGAGTCGACTACTGACTTGGCCAATCCTTTCATAGCCTCGCCAAAGTTTTTAGCGCCAGTAACCGCATCAGTAAACGCCTGCGTAAAGTTGTCCATTGCGCCTTTAGCAAAACCCTCAACTGCTTGGTCTATCGTTGGCATTTTTTCGATGACGTCATCTATGCCGTTGCCAAACATCTTAAAGCCGTTGATAAGCGGCATATACCAAGGCTCTTGCGCCACAACAGCAACAGTTTCTAGCTCGTTGCCTATTTCTCTCACAGCATTTTTTGCCGCTTCTTTAGCGTCTTCTAGTGGCTTTATGACCTTCGCAACTAAATCTACTTCAGGAATTAGGTCGGGCGGATCAATGTCGCCAAAGGTAAAAAAGTCTTGTACTGCGTGGGCCGCTTTCTTAAACGCGTTAGCGATGCCAATTCCGCCGTTGATTAGGTCTTGTATAAACTCAATAGTGCCGATAATTGAGTCAATGAACTCACCAGCTAAATAGCCGCCTAATCCTTCGACGCCACCGTTGGCCTTAGCAAGCTGTAAAACAAACTCTTTAAATTGCGTGGCTAGTATTTCAATAGCGGGCGCTATGCCTGCTGTGGTCTGCGCAACAATACCTTTAAACAAACCGCCTAAGCGGGTCAGCGCATCGTTAGCATCTTCAACCCCTGATGCCGCACTGGTAGACATGACCAAGCCAAGTTGCTCTGCCTCATCAAACAGCTTGCCCATCTCTTCAGAGTTAGACTCAAGCATGTTGAGGACGGCAGTACCCTCAGAGTCAAACAGCTTAAACGCTAGGCGTAACTTGTCATTCTCGTTAGTTACATTGCCAAAGGCATCTGCAAGCCTTTGCATGCGCTGATCCAGTGGCAACTGCTGTATCTCTCGTGCGTCTACACCTAACTCGCGTAGTGCAGTAACAGCCTCGCCTGTACCCTCTGCCGCCTCAGCAGTACGGCGCACAAAACGCTGTAAGGCCATGTTTAGAGTGTTGGTTTCTATGCCTGCCAGTGAGCCTGCAAATTGAAGTTTCGACAGGGCTTCGGTAGTAGTACCTATCCTCCCCGCTGTCTTGGCTAAGGCATCAGTAGCCTTTAGGGAGTTAGATATCAGCAAGCCGAACCCGCCAGCGCCAACAGCGCTAACGAGTGCGGTTTTAAAGTTGAAAAATACTTTAGAGAGTCTGCCGAACGCGGCCTGTATACCGCGCAATGCTTTCTGCGTTTGATCAAACGCTTTGATGCGGATGCTTACGGTTTCATTTGCCATCGTTCGACTCGCTCATGATCTTGAAGTAAGCGAGCCACTCATGAAACTCAGTAACCGATATTTGCTCTACTTCTTCAATGGTCTTGTGTAACCGATCAGCCAAGGCGATTAAGTTCATCCGAGACTGATCGGACTTTAGTTTTTTTCGACGTCCTCGAATGACTCGATAGTGCCGAACATCTCATTGGCAATATACGAGACAACGGTTGTCTCTTCCCCCATCAAATCAATCTTGTCCTCGCCAGAAGTGAACAGCTTTTCGCCATCTTTGCTTTCTGCCTTCATGACAATCAAGTCAACCATTGCGGCGATGCTAGGGTTCTGCATTACCTGTGGATGACGCTTCTGCAATTCGTTGAGGTCATAGCAAGTGAGTGGACGACAATACAGGCTAAATGGCCCGCTATCATCAGCCCACTCTGCTACGCTAATTTTACGGCGGGACTGCTTGCGGCGCGCTCGTAACTCTTTAGCAAGTCCCATTAGTTGGTTGACTCAGTGACTGCGCCTGATACCTGCACAGAGAATGACGCCTCTACCAAACCGTCATACGACGCAGAGATAGTCTTTGCCGTCACAATGCCTGCGCCACCGTAATACTTCTCACCTGTGCCTGTGCCAGTAGGATGAATCTCCCAGTCGATAGCGGCACCTGTGTCTAGTACAAGTTGCTGTGCGTCTGAATCGTCCCACAACGCGTCGATAGTCAATGTCGCATCAGTAAGGCTGGACAGGTAGGACTTAACAGAATCGCCCATTACTGTGTCCTCAATAGTATCCGCTGTCTCGTCAATAGAGTACGAGCGAACCTCGCCAACTGCTGTTTCTGTACCACCACTAGCGGCAACCTTTACGACACCGCTTGAGCCTTTATGTGTAGCCATGAATTTTCTCCCTTACGCGTCGCCGCGTGTGTATGAATAAAGAATCTGAACGGTGACAATAACGCCGCCAACAGGGTCTATTGTACCATCATCTACCTCGACGCTAATAACCTGCGTATCTATGGCGTAACCGCCCCGCGTTCTATCATCGTCAAGTTTTTCGTCGATTGCCTCTACAATCTGGTTGCGGGCTGTGTCGATGTTCTTGTGTTTTACAAAGCAAACTAGCTCATAGTCGATAGTGCCGTGCCGACTAGTAGCACTGCCGCCCATGCTGGCGTCTTCGCGTGTTTCATTTGCTGTGCGTACCAATATCGCTGGAAACTGCGCGTTAGATAACTTGTCAAAGTCGAACGGTTCGCGCGTCACCTTCTTGACGTTAGGTGTCGATATCGCTTGCAGTGTAGTTACAAGGTTGCCCGCAACATTTTCTCTGACGCTCATATCTTCAGCCCCTTGTAATACACGTCACGAATAGCGCGTGTGTCTTTACGGTTCAGCCCAAAGAATTGTCGCTTGCGGTTGTTCATTGCCGCTTTCTTAGACTCTGCCCTGCTACTAAAGAATATCAGGCCGTCTTGACCGCTCAAACCCGATGTCATTGCGCCGCGCATCCTGCCTGTAAATATCAAGGTGACCTTATTGACTGGCCTGCCTTTGCTTCTACGGAACGCCGCGTATGGGCCAGTGTACTCTTTGAATGTCTGACCATTCACGTCGATACCTTGGCTAGTGCGCTTCTGTATGCGGTTCAAGCCTTCAGCCGCCGCTCTGCGCATCGCTCGCTTGTGGTTCTTGGTAAACGTGCGGCCTAACTTCTGCACCATCTTGCGCAGATCACGGGGCTTTGTGTCGATGCTAACTTTAATCATCGGTCGAGTCGATTAAGCGGTATGCTTTCTTTCTCTTTGTCAGTGACAGTACCGTCGTTGTCTGCGTCGTACTCGACACCATCCTGAAACACTGCGTCTAGCTCCTCGCCATAACGCGCCTTGTAGAAGTCGATCATCTGCAAAAAGCGGTCGTCATCGACCCAGTTCGTTAGCTGTGGCAGTGCGTACTTCCACAATACTAGGTAAGCACTTGCGCGTGTCCACTGCGACTCTGTTAAATAGCTGGCAACCATCTCGCCCTGTATGCCCTTACGGTGCCACCAGCGGTTACGGATTTCGCGTTCTACATCAGCCTGCGCCTTGGCGTGTTCAGCGGTGAACGCTGGAATGCCGAGGTCAAAAATGTCAGGGACAATTGCTTCTAAATCGTCGTCGGTGCTAAATGCCATGTCGTCACCATTTTACCTTTGCCGCCCAGTACACTGGATCGAGTGGGGTAGCGTTGCGTAGGTTTTTCTCGTGTCTTGCGTACCAAGCCGCTCGCATTGCTTTGTCGCGGGCTGACTCACCGTCTCGTGGTGGGTAGCTTTTCGCGCCTTGAGCGCCGAACCTAATTAGCTTAATTACGCCTTTGTAGCGAGCCAATACCGCATGCGACTTGTTGGGATGTCGTGGCGTTCGCTTTGCCACGTTGTAATCCTCAAACCTTTCGCCTCGATAAGTGACTGCCATATAAACCTCAGAGTAAAGCGGCCCCGAAGGGCCGCATACGTCTTAGAGTGCCGCGTCAAACAGCATCTCAACACCGTAGCTGTCATCAAGCTCGCCAACACCGTATACGGCAGTAGCGTTAAGCTCGAATGCACGGTTAGATGCGTCGCGCTCTGTCTCAAGGTTGAAGTCACGCTTCATAGCGATGCACATTGCCTCACGAGTAAACACACAGCCTTTCGCATCGTCTGATCCGTCAGGTGTGATGTTGGCTGACTGATACACTTCGATACCGCCGATAGAACCTACGAAGCCGTTGCGCATTGCTTCGTTTTGTAGGTCGCCACCGTTGGGGTTTGCGAAGGTGTTAGTCAGGTTCGCTGACAACTGGTACGCGTGGTATGGGTGAACAACTGCGTACACAGGGCCAGTAGCCTTAGCGTTGCGCAGAGTCGCCGCCGCCTTGAACAGGTCAGCAACAGTAATCTCCTGACCCGCCGCACCCAATGAAGTAGAGAAACCATCGAACAGAGCGATGATGTCCTTGTCCATCTTAGTAGCGATAGAGTTACCGAGTACAGTGCCAAGCTCCTGTGCAGGGTTGCCAGCGCCCATTGCCGCCATGTCAGTGAGCAATACCTGCGCACCAACTTCGCCGACAGTAACAGTTACACCAGACGTGCTGACAGTGCTTGACGACATATCAGTGCCTTCAGTCAAATCAGCCGCAGTGACTGCTGGGTACTTTGGCACCTGAATAGTTGTACCAGCTACGTTACCGATATCGTAACGAGTGATAAGGCCAGCCATGAGAGAATTCTCCTCGGCTGTGAAACGTGCCTGCATGATGATGTTTGCAAACAGGTCGTCTAAAGTTGAACTAGTAGTTGCCGCCATGATTAAAGTCTCCTAAGTAAGCGGTTTATTTCTTAGCTAACATCATTGCACGGTAAGCCTCTTTGCCTCCGTTATTCCAGTTAGCTTCCATTTCTACCGCCGACATAGGTTTCGACGTGGAACCACCTACCGCTGTCTGCGAGCCAGCGCCACCAGATGACGCCTTTACAAAGTGCGGGTTTGTTGACAAGAAATCATTTACAAGCTCATCAACGCTTAACGGGTCGCCGCTGTCGTTGTATCGTGGTGTACCGTTCGCATCTACAACTTCCGCTGTGCCGTCTTCAGACAGCCGAACCGAACCACGTAGCAACTGACCAACCTGCTCTGCCGAAACTGCGTTGTTTCTACTCGCCGCCGTGAGCAAAGCTCCATCGACTAATTGGCTTTCAAGACGTTGCTTGTACGTCCTAATCTCTTGGTCTTTCTTTTCGACGGTCTGCTTCAGAATCGACTCGAACTCTCCGCGCTCTTTCTGCTTCTCAATTTCAGCCTCTTGCTGACGTTGTAAAAGCGTCTTAGCTTCTTCGAGGTCGATACCTTCTAGCTTTTTCTCGTACTGTCGCTTAGTGCGAGCAACACGGTCAGCCACTATGCGGTCTAACTCTTCTTGCGTAAACGTCTTTAAGTCCTGAACTTCTGGTGTTTCCACTGCGGCCTCAGTTACCGCGTCTGCCATGATTTCATCGCTCATGTTACGAATCCTCTTTCGAGTAGGTTAATTGTATCAAATTAGCGTGACTTGCGCTTTTTCTTGCGCTTGTCCTTCTTGTGGTACGGCATACGTCCTCCTATTCAGGTACAGGCACCCACCAGTGCCGACAGTTGTAACCACCTCTTACACGGAACGGATCGCCAGAGCGTTTACCAGCCCAGCTATCGTCCCATATCTCGTATATCTCGTCAGTCGTGTACTCGTTACCGACATGACGCTGACAGAAGGGCCGCGTTGTCTCAATCGTATCACCTTCGTAGCGAAACTTGGTAATCCCCGCCGCCGCCGCCGCCGCTTGCTGTACCGACGAGCTAAACTCAAACAGTGCGTCATGTAGCATTGTCTTAGAGTAGCGTTGTAGGTCAGCGTCTAGCAGGTTGTTAAGCTCAGACAGACTCGCAGAGAATGGCGTACCCGACAGCGTGTTGTTGTAGACCTGCTGATACAGCGCCTCTGCAAACTCGTCAGCCAATGCCTCATGACCTGTGAAACTAAACTGTTGAAGCTGTCCGATGACCGACTGCGGCACACGGAAGTCGGCAAACTGCTCCATAAACTCCTGTGTCAGTGCTACAGCGTCAGGGTACTCGCGGATAATGTCGTCAATTACCGTCAGGTACTCATCGCGTACAAGGCCGTCTATTTGCGCTCTAAGAGCTAGTGCGGCATCTAGGTCAAACAGCACACCGTCACGTAACGGAAGGCCAGCAAGCGCGTCTGTAAGCCTACGGCGTAGAGATTCCATAGCGCGTAAAAGGCGACGCTCATGTGCAGAGGTCGCCCGTTCTAGTGCGCGTGTGAGTTCCTCACTGTCCATCTTCTGGCGCTACTGTGAAGTCACCAAGTGCCTGCTGTCCCTGTTCAATCTCGGCGTGTGCCTTTGCGAGCATTTCGTCATCGAGTAGCAGGTCTGCAATCTGCTTATCGACTGCCTGTGCAAATGTAGTAGAGCGAACGCCTGACGCTTTAGCCTGTTGCAGGTAACGCAACTCAGACTCGTAGTCACGAATATCAAAGCTATCGGGATAGCTGATTTCTACCTCATGCAGAGCGTGTCCCTGCCATGTACACCACAACTGCCATAACTGCTCTTCGGCTAACTCTAGAATGTCTGCCTTTTCAGCTAGTTTAGCGTTAAGCATTTGGAACTCTGTCTGCATCGCGACACCTGACTGCGTAATTGCCTCTGTGCCACGTACTGCGCCCATGTGTGCCATGCGGTTAATAGACTCAATCTTGTCCTCGATAGAGGCACGTATGGCGTCTAGGTTAGCGCCAGAGGGTTGCATCTGATATGGCTTAAGTGCGCCGTCCATGTCGTCGCTGATGTTAATCACCGCACCTGCGCCAGCACTAGCGTCGGTGTCATAGGTTTTAACCAGTGTAGGGTGATTAGAGATACGGATCAGTTGCTCGATTTCCGATAGCTCTTGGTAGATAGCCTGTTGCATGTAGGCAATGTCACTGATGTCGCTGATGCCAATGCCACGTACCACTGAGCGGTTAGAGGGTAGGTGTACTGCGGGTATCTTGCCGATGGGGTTGTCTATTGTCTCAATGACGTTAGCCTCGTCGCCGTGGTAGCGTACTAGCTGTACTGTCTCGCGTGTCCAGATACGGAAATACGTTTCGGTCGTTGTGCCGTCAATACGGTTCACCGACTCCCTAACTTTCATGTAGGTCAACTCATGCCGACCGCTAGGCTGTCGCTCGTACTTCCAGTCGTAGACATTCTCAGGCGTAATCAGCGTCACATAAGGACGAATCTCTTGTTCTAGTTCTTCTGCGCGTGTGCCTGCTGTTGACTGCGGCTTATCAAGCATAATCCAGACATGACCGTATACGCTTGACCAGATCTGTGCTTCACGCATAAAGCTGTTAAAGCTCTGCCCGTCGAGGTTGCTGTCCTTTAGAAACGCCTCAAGGTCGGCACTGCCTTCCATCTGCTGATAGTTGCGAGTAGGCGGTACACGCCACAGGAATGACGAGTAGACATGCACGACGTTACGGCAGTGATTGTCCAGCGGTGTTAGTGCTAGTCGTCTGCTGTAGGCGTTTTTGTCTTCGTTAAGGTAGCTAGTCAGGTATGACCCGTCTCGGTAGTCTTGCCCACCCATGTAGCTACGGAGGTAAAACTCCCAGCGGTCGATATTGTTTTCGTAATCGGGATGCTGGTATTCAATGTCTTCGTAATACATTTACGTCCACCTCTGCGGGGCTTGCGGCGCGTTTGCCTTTTTAATTGGGAATAGATACTCCACCGCATAACCAAGCGCGTCGTTCATGTGGTCAAAGCCGTCTTTCTCGGGCTGGCTGGTGCCTTCCTTGTAGGTATGGCGTTCCAATGACTCAATCACCTTCTTGCACTTAGGGTCAACGTATAACCGCCGCTGTCCATCGTTAGATAGTAAGCGACTGTTTACCGCGTTAATTCTGTCTCGTACTGCCGCATGAGAGTTTCGGACGCGTACCTCGAAACCCGCGTTCTGCAATATAGACAGGTCTGTCCTACCACCTGCGCTCGTTTTACGTTGCCGACTCGCAGGGTCAGGGTATATCACTATTGTACCATTTCCGTAGCGTTCGCGAAGCTCTGCAACCATCTCATCGGTATTCGAGCCAAACATTACGATTTCGTCGAAGACGTGAAGCGTGTCGCCCTTGCGTGTCATCAGCACAGCAGACATCGGATCGAGGTTAAAGTCCATGCCTACGTGTATGACACCGATATCGTCGGTATGTCTTGCAACTGACTCTTCTCGTTTGAATCCGTAGTAGATGATGCCGCTGTAGTTGACGAATTTGGCTTCGTATTCTTGCTGGAAGGTTCGTTCGTCCAAGTCCGCTTTAGCTGACTCAATTTCTGACGGTGGTACATTTCCGCCTTGAATCGTTGTGTATTGATGCGCACTCCATCCTTCATCTTCATCTAGCCCCTTGCCATATAAGTCATAAAAATGGTTCCTTCCCTTTGGCGTGCCTATAAAAACGGCAGAGCCAACCCTATCGCTGAGGGAGGGTCTAATTACCTCAAACCACGCCTCTTTACGCATATCAGCGAACTCATCTAGCACAACGAAATCCAATGATCGGCCACGTAGGTTGTCAGGTTTCTCAGCACCTTTCAGTGCGATGGTTGAGCCATTTAGCAGGTAAATAGTCAGCGACGATTCATTTGTCTTGGCTATGTACTCACGAGGTATTTGCTCAATGAGCATCTCCCATGCAATTTCTTTCGCGGCCTTATAGGTAGGGGCGACGTACCAGACATGCTGATCTTTAGCGCTCAAGGCTTTGCTAAGTATTTCCGCTGTACTAAGAAAAGTTTTGCCGAATCGTCGGCCTGCGACTATGACACGGAAACGAGCAGGGTCATCGAATATTTTGGTTTGCGGCTTAGTCAGCTTCATCGCGCGTAAGCTGTATGACTACAGGCGGCAAGTCTTGCGCTTCTGTCTCTGTCTCTTTCCATCCTGCTTGTGTCTTTAGATAGAAAATCTGTGCAGTCGTATTGCCTTCTGTTGCACTACGCAACAGGCTTTGGCTGACTCTACCGATAGCTTTTGCTCTGCCTTTTTTATAGGCGGCAGAAACCAGCTCATCACGAGAAAGAATTGCTCGCAATGTGCGGGCAGGTATACCCATGTAATCGGCTATTTGATCTTGATTCAATACAGCGGCTAATGTCTCTAGCTCTGCAATCTGTGCATCAGTAAGTTCTGTGCGCGGACGACCTCCGCTGTTTTTAGCCATTAGGTTGGAGCGTACAGGTCGGAGTTGCACCGCCCAGACTAGGTTGGTCACCTAGCGCCTGCTCTTTTGTACGCTTAGGGTATGGCTTGGATAAAAATAGCACTTTGTTTCTAGTGTTGTCATCTAAAGGCATTAAGTAGCAGTGCTTTCCTTTTGTGTAAAAAATTTCTGCATTAGGGTCTAAATGCTTTCTAACACTTTCAATGCTTTGCTTTACACCTTTGCTGTGAACACTTTTCGGGTGTGTTTTTTTCCCATTGATTATAAAAGCACCCATAGACCCTGCATTTTTTAACCCAGTATAAACCCAATTCGTAGCTTGATAGATGCCACCATGATGATCTTGATCTGCGTCAGCATAACTTACAATCAAACGAAGGTTAGGGTTGCTTTTTTTAAGGAACTTAATTGCTATGGCCATAATTTTACTCACAGGCGTTTTGTGAGATTTGAGTGCGATTCTTACTAACTCACAACCTTGGTCAGCTTTTAACCCATATGGCTTGAGCATATTGTTGTTAGCGCCACGACCAAATAAAACGACGCCGATGAATTTGCCATCTTCCCACGCACCTACTTTGACTAACTTGCCGACAGGTATCACTGCACTGTAGTGCCAGTTCACGCACGCAAACTTAGCCGCCTCATGACTTGCCCAGTCGATTTTAAGCGTAGGCTTCTGTGACACTTCTAAGCCGCTCGCCAAATTTGTTTTTAACAGACCGCACTACTTCTTCAATGCCTTTGTAATCAAGGTCAACTACAGTCATTTTCGTGCCGTCTACTAGCTCAACTCTGAATGCCTTACTGCGTACCCCGCCTTCTCTGGACTCAAAGCGGTTGAGAATGTTTTTGTTTTTTGTCTCGTGATTCATTCGGCCTCCCTCAAATCAAACTGACTATCACAGTGCGGACACGTTACCCATTTTGGGTCTAGCTCATCTAATTGCCCTTGGTCTGCTTCGCTTGCTGGTTCGAAGTCTACTTCGTTAAGTAGTAACGATAGTTCATCTGTTTCAAACCCTAATAGGTCGAGGTTGAAGTCGAACTCCTGTAACCGCTTCAACTCAGTAAATAGTGCCTCGTTATCCCAGCCTGCATTTAATGCTAACTTGTTGTCAGCAATTACATAGGCTTTGCGCTGTGCTTCACTTAGCCCAATTAGTTCGATAGTAGGGACTTCAGGTAGTTTGAGTCGTTTAGCCGCTAGTAGTCTGCCATGCCCTGCAATGATGCTATTTTTCTCATCGACGAGTATGGGGTTAGTAAAACCAAACTCCATAATGCTCGCCGCAATTTGTGCTACTTGCTCGTCGCTGTGTGTGCGACTGTTCATAGCGTAGGGGAATAGGTCTTCGGTTAGCTTATAGCTGATAGATAGGTTCATAAGTCATAAAGGTGACGGTATACCTTCGGCCCATAGTAGGCCATGTGTTTGCCCGTCTTTCACTTCTCCGCGTTTAATGTCTTGGTGTGACATGGGGAAAGTTTCTACCGCGCCGTCATCGAATGCGACTAAGTAGCTACCCTCTTGCCTTGGCATACTGCCAGTTTCTACAGGATGCCATTCTATTGTTACTGTTTGCAACATATAGTGTCCCCCGCGACATATTATACCAATATATGCCAAAAGGGTGCGGACAATAAATAACGCTTATTTTTTAAGGGTAAAAAGCGCACTTAAAAAGGACCGTTTTGCGTTCGTTTTGGGCAAAAAAAGCCCGCATTAGCGGGCAATCAGTGACGGGAAAGGAAGCAAACAAAGAAAGCCCGTCAAGGTGTGCTACGGATCGTAGCGGATAATCTCAAGTGGCGGCTCATCGTTAGTCTTTAGCTTTACCACTCTGTAGTCTGATAGCACGGCCATGTCCTCTTGATGTCGTGTTGCCATTGCTTGCGCGGCCTGAATCGCTATAACCCAGTTTTCTACTTCTTCATCGGTCGCTCGTACAAGCCTGCTGATAAAGTTTTCTCCAATCGGGATGTCCGTCTCTGCCATTTGTCTTCCCCCATAAATCGACCATTTCGCAGTATTCTTGTTCTACCACAAGCGCGTCTTCATAGTCACCCTGCCCTGCTATTCCGAACGCCGTAACAATCAAGATGACTGCTATAATTCCGAGCGCCATCGCATCCGTCGATAAGTCCCTCATAAATTGCCCTCACTTTTTGATTATTGCGTAGCTTTTCCAGCGCCGCGTTTTCTATTTGCTTTACCCGCTGACGGGATAGCCCTAACTCAGCGGCTACCTCCGTCAACGTCATTTGCTCAGTAAATTGACTACTCATTACACTTTGCTTAGGTTTTTAACCATTTCTTCAAAGCTGACATCGTTATTAATCATCACTGCTGTAATACACTTTGCAAACTCTTCGGCGGCGTGTTCTTTGCAAAGACCGTGAAACATTGAGTTAGCAAAGGTCGTAACCATTAACCAGCAAACCATTTCTGGTTCGAGTAGCGAGTTCGTGCAGTTATCAAAAACTTTATCGAGCAAGTCCGTAGCGAAGGCATCGAACTGATCGACCTCTTCGTTGCTTGTAAAATCGACTACTTCACCCATCTTATAGCGCCCCGTATTGTTTGAAGAAATCGCGTGCTGAACCGTAGAAAATAATGCGCCACTTGTCGCTGAAGTCTATGCGCTCTGACGCCTTGACGCTCCATCGACCTTTATTGTTGCGAACTATATCGTAACGGTATTCTGTGTCGCCGTGTATGTCGTGGCTTTCAGTTTGCTCTGCTTTCTCGTTAGCGTTGAGAAATGCGTCGATAGTAAGATCGCCGCCGTCTACTAATGCGTTGCTTAGTAAATGTGCCGCGCCTTCTGGATAGCCGTCCCAGTGATGGTAAGCTGTTTGACCTGCGTAAAAACGATATGTTGCTCTTGTTGCCATGTTACTTCTCCCTTGTTAGTTCTTTATTGAACTTGTAGGAGACTGTATTCGGTATATCGTTATCTGTAAACTACTTTCGTACAAAAAAAGTAAATTAATTAACGATAATGTTTAGCAATCTCTGCAACGAATCGCTCTTTGTCTGGATGTCGTGATAGCACTCGGAGGTAGTCTTGCTCACTAAATCCTTTGTCACGACTTAATCGCTCTAAAAGACTTACTACCCTTGTACTAACAACTAAATTGTTTCTTTCTGCGAAACTTTGTCTTTGCTGATGTATGCACATAACTCGCAACTCCTGTGGCCGCCAGATATATTATACATTATTTAGCTACAGACTACGACACACGTTCACCGAGTCGTATTTCTTGGTCTTTTATGCGCTGTTTAAAGTCGGCTATCTGCTCGTTTAGGTCTGGTATAGACCACTTGTGTATTGTCCATTTCGTATCGGTTAGCCAGTCAACGAACTCTTCACCGTACATCTCGACCATATACCGCCTATAGTCATCATGACACTTGCCGAAAAATCTATTACAGCTTTTGCATTGCGGATGTATGTTTTCCTCACGAAGAGAATGAAAACTATAGGTACGGCTAATGAAGTGTCCACCATCCATTTGCTTGTAGTGCTTAACTACCCCACACGATACGCACTGCACATAACCGCTTTCGTCTGCGGCTTTCATTCTTACCAGCCGTTGAAGTAATTCGTGTGCTTTATCTTTAACGGTTTTAAGGCTTTGTTTGCGTGGCATAGTATGTATCTTTAGTAAATTGTCGCTCGCGCAAGATGGCTTTCTCCCAGTTGCCGCAATCGCAAAACCAGCCTCTAAGTGTGCCGTTGTCGCCTGTAAATTGCGGCTCCATTGGTTTAGTGCAATCAGTGCATCTCACGGTCGAGTCGCCAGTCATCAATAGTTGTGAGAAGCGCCGCGAGCCATGACGTTGTAAAAGACTCAATATCGACATCTATTGTTATTCCCTCGGGACATGCTACGTCTATGTAAACGTCAGTCATGTCATCATTGCGCGTGTTAGTTGTTGCCGCTGTTATGGCGTCCACCCTGCAAACGACCTGCCCACCATCGGGTAATGGCATGGAGATGATAGGCATTTTTTCTATCACTGTAGCGCCTCGATACCTACCTTGAAGCGACTGAACTCGCCATGCTCCTTGTCTAATACTACACAACTAATCGACCGCTGTGACCCGTAGCCACTGGCTGAGTGCCATGCGTCTGGTGGTGGCAGTACACTCCAGCTTTCCCACGTAAGCCCGCCTAGCTCTTCTGCCTGCTTATGGTGAATGTGACCTGTCCAAGCAAAGCGGTATTTAGTGCGTCCCCACTGCTCGGCGTAGTCGCGTGTGATTGCTTCGTACAGTTGTCTAGTGCGTATCTTGTCGCCGTGATGCGTAACGACGAAGTTGTTGCCCCACTCAAAGTGAATAAACTTGTTGAAGTTGTCGAACACCTTAACGCGCTTTTCTTTGTCGTAGTACATGCGGAGCATTTCGTTAAGCCATAGTGAGGCGTCAGGGTCGTGATTGCCGCGAGCATTTATAAGCCATACTTCATCGTACTGCTGAAGCATGCGAGTTACGATAATTTGGAATAGATTGCCTGCGGCTCGTATTGTTTTGCCTGCTCTGCCCTCTACATCTAAGGCGGTGCCTGAGCCTGTCTCACCCTTAAGGTTATTAGCGTGGATCATGTCGCCTACGTTAAGCAGTACGCCGACAGAGCAATCGCCTGTGCTTTCGAGTAGCTTGTCCACCCCTTTAATTAGGGTGTTTTGTGCAATCTGTAAGTCCCACGGATCGCTACCTGTCTCGGGACTCCACGCCAACATGCCAAGGTGGTGATCACCGACAATCGTGACAGCCATTCGGTCTTTCTGCTTTTTGGCTTTGCTTTTCTTAACAGGTTTTGCAAGTCCTTGCAGTTCGTCTTTCAGGCCGTCTTTGAAGTGTTCTAGTGCAACCTGAAGTGCGTGTTCTTTGTCTGACTGGCTTTTAACCCACTGCCCGACAGGCTTTCCGTCTACATAATAGGTGCTGACGCCTTTAACGCTGTAGCCGTCTGGGACAGAGTGTGTGTAGTCGTGTTCTGGACTATAGCCCTGTGACGCCGCCTTAGCTTTTACTTTGTCCCAATGATCTTGGACAGTACTTCTTGATAGTCCAAGCTCTTTTGCGATTGCTCGTTGGCTTACGCCACTCTCTACTCGGCTGATTACTTCTTTCTGCCTTTCGGTTTTGCAAAACTGTAATAGGCTCATGCCTACCCCCCCAGTTTGCTGTACTCCGAATTCTGAGGCTTAGTGAGTTTGACACCCAGATCAATACACCACGCCTCAACTTGTTGCATGAAGTATAGCATTTCTCCTCGGTCTAGCGTGGAAGTGCGCCGAACCTGCGCAGGTATGGTCGTGTTAGATATTTCTAAATCCTCTGTGCCAAGGAATTTGTACTTCACCATCATCTTGATGTCTTCTTCTGTGCCAGTAAAACCGCCTTTCTTTTTAAAGTGCCTAAGCATGTCACGACACCAGACGTGAAATAGGTCGTTTTGACTAAGCGAGCGGCGCGGCTTGTACTCTTTAACCTGCCACGAGATTGGCTTATCCCAATTCCATTCATCTTCTAAAAATTTTTGAAACGCTTTCATGCGGTCTTTTATTTCGAGCGGGTCTTTTATCAACCAAAATTCGCCAAACATTTTGCCCCCTTCGATAGCTCAATCAAATGATCTAGCGGCATCAAACGATGTTGCGGCAGTGCATAAGTCAGCTTATAGCCTTCGTCTAACTTTCTTAAATTTTCTTGCCGTCTAATAACATTGACGTGCGCTAGTCCACCGCATCGCCAGATGTTTTTTTCGCCGCACATAAGCACATAAATGTCGCACAGCTTACGCTTGTCAGTCTCAAGAAGTAGGCGACCATTTGACCTCTTCGTTGCCTTAACGTCGATCGTGTAGCCCATCCATTCACAGTCGGCGACCTGCGGTGTATCACTAAAGTCGGGACGCGCACCAATTAGCTTGCAAAATGCCATCTCTGCCGCCATGCCGTTTGTCTCAACTTCGTATTGACTGTCAGTCTTAGACATCTTGCGATTCTCTGCGCCCATCGCTCGGGCCGCGTAATAGCGCCGTATGCCCACCTTGCACGCTATCTCATACTCGCGCTCTGTCAGTTCAACCATCATCGCGTTACCCTCTCTCCCTCAAAAGTCACGTACTGTCCGTACTTCTCTAGGCATGATTGCCTAAAGCGTTCGCTCTTCATAAAGTCGTGGGTAAGGTCGTCTAACTGAGTCCACTGTTTCATGGGCTTCTTACCGCTTTGCTCGTACTCTTTCTGAGCAAACGGACTGCCGCCTTTTTGGTTAGCGCGTGATAGCCATGAGTTGACGAAGCGAGGCATACCCCGCTCTGTCTTGCGCTTAGGTTCGTTAGAGTCCAGCCATACAGTCATCACGTTTAGCTCTGCGAAAACATCTACTTCGGGGTAAGCGTGTTGCCAGCTCAGCATCTGCTCGTCTGTAGGTTGCCAATCAGTGCCGCATTTTGTTTTCATTTAGGTTGTTTCCTTTTTGTTAATGCTTTCGCTCCAGTTTCTAGCTACTTCCTGCCTTGCTAGTTCACTACTAAGCGTGAACCTTAAAATACAAATCCAGCTTCTTAACAGCTCAATTCGGTCCTCTTCAGACCATTCGTCAAACCAGCCAGAGGTAAAGCTAACCTCACCCTCTAGTGCAGACTCAGTTTGCCTACAAGTCAGTCTGATGGATTCATCTAAAACAGACTGCAAGCATTCATTGGTTTTTTTTACCTCTCGTGCTTCTACAAAATTTTCCATTACTTTTCACCTTATATACTTAACCCTTTTAATGCCCTTGCGGGCAAAAAAATAATTTAGTTAACAATGACGAGCTGTAGTTACCGTATCGAATCTTGACATCTATCCGCTTGACCTGCTCTTGGCCTGCGGGGCGCATCATGTAGAGGGTCAACTACGCTCCGAGGTTCTTAGGTTCCTCGGCCTAACGCCCGATAACTTCTGACTAATAAAAAGATGGATGTACGGCGGGTAAGTGCTTATACTTATCACATCTTGTAAATTAGACACTTTCAAGATATTCGCTTTCTATTCCCTTGTAAAGCGAAAAGGCCCCTTCATTGGGGCCTTATTTTTTTAGGGCTTATAAATACGTCCACAACCATCGCATTTAATGTAGTCGCCAGATGTTTTGGTAGCACCGCCACAAGGGCATTGCATACTATCTTCCCAGCTCATCTAGCTCATTAAGACTTAGCTCAAACAACTCTGCTAGCTTCTTTACATTGCTAAACATCATGTCGTCGCAGTAGCGCCATGACGCTATTTGTGACGGATTACAGCCCATGTGTTCAGCGACTTTAACATTGCTAATGCCTTTTGCTGTTTGCGCCATTCGTATGGCCTTGCCAAGATTAGAATGGGAGGTCATCTTCAAGCTCCGCTTCAGAGGTTATTGTTTGACGTGCATTAGCTATACCTTGCTTCGCCACTTCTGCTTGGTCTGGCTCATAAGTATCCAGTTTAGTGTATAGATTACCTGCCTTAGAACGCATTACCTCCATATTTACCCAGTCGCCACTTTGCTCGTTTAAAAACGGAATAAGCTCCGATTTCTTAGCGGCCAGTTTGCAAATTGCATAGTCTGGCGCGTTGTCATTTCTTTTAGGTATCAACCCGTTTACAAAAGTCACATCAGTCATTAGCTAACTCCTTTCTTGCTTGGTTAAATGCGTCATTGCCTTTGCAGGCGTTACGCTCTTCGGTGGTGAAAATGCCGCCCTTAGTCGGCGCTCTAAATAATGTCGCCATCGTATCGTGGTCAATGTCCGTCCAGATACCTGCTAGTGACTGCCAGTCCTCGTTGGCGATAGCTTCTTTGGCGTACATAATCCAGTCGAAATTTTCTCGAACCGTAGCCATAAACTCTAAAAACTCGCCGTCGTTCTGTTGTTTAATGGCGCTGGCTACTTCGTCGGCAGATGCGTATTCCGTACCAGCTAACCCTAACGCGGCCAGTGCGCGACCTATGGCCGATGTCTCAGCATTTTCTAGCGCAGAGGTTCGGTTAATCTTGCTCGCCGCTCTGACCTCTTCTGCGAAGCCTGTGGCTAGTAAGCGGCCCTGTTCGTTGCTAATACTTGCCTTCATAACTACCAGCGTGTCATTAGCTTCTACTAGCTCAGTGCTAACCGTGTACTCAGGGTACTGCGTCCTAAACTCATTAACGCGGTACGCGACCGTTTTATACTGTTTGCCGTGTATCGGCACTATCCCTTCAGTCATTATTGACCTCCTCTGTTTTCGTACTCATAGCAGTCAGCATAGCCAGCGTTGTACGCCTCTGACTGCCCCTTCTTGTGCTGGATACCTTCTTCCCAGTCAGTCCAGCCGCGAATAAAGTCTTGCTCCGCAAGCTCTAAGAAGTCAGCTAGGCGCGCCTCCATGTGTGCGTCCTGCGGGTGCTTTGGTTTGCGTATAGACAAGTCACGCAACTGTCCTACCAGCGAATCAAGTTCCTCGATTAGCTCTGACTTGATTGGCTTTGGCGCTATAAATTTATTACTCGACATAATCCAGCCCCTCTATTTCTGAGCAGACAGCTTCTGCGTTAATAATATTGTGGCCGTGCCACTTGCATGAATGAACACATACCCCGACCTCTTCGACCCACTCTGTACGCCCCTCAAACTCTATGGGGTAACGACCGCCAACGGGATGGTAAACGTCATCAATGGAATCGCGGTCAACAAGTAAGGTTACGACTTTGGCTTGTTCGTCGTAGTCTTCGGCGCGTGCAGTAAGCTCGATTGCTTCCAGCTCATCTACAAACTCGTCCCAATCGTTTACTTGCTTGCTAATTTGGATTGCTATTTGCATGTAAGTCTCCCTTGTTAGTTCCACGTGGAACAATAAGAACTATACAACAATTTTAATAACAATAGTAAGTTTTTTTTAATTTAATTTATTTCTTCGTTTACTTTGTAATAAATACCTTATAGGATGTTTGTATATTAGATAAACAAGGGAGTAAAAAATGTATATAGATAGCTGGTTTGTTACTGAGGTTTGGTACTGCGATCAAGAGGGTTGGGATACTTGGATGGTCACATTTAAGGACGATCAAGGCGACTGCCTTGGAGAGTCAGAATATTGCTACCGCAAAGCTGACGCAGTAGAGATGGCTAGGGCTTACCTAGACTCAGGCCGATGCAAGTTCATGGTCGTAGAGAAAAAGAACGGCCAACATCAATACACCAAACGGGCCGCATAAGCGGCCTTACACTGGAGGGTAAAAAATGCCATCAACCAAAAAAGACTTTAACGAAGATTTTGCCATGAAACGGCGAGAGGCTCATTTAATAATGCGAGCAATGGACTCGTGCATTTGGGCTGACCCACAAGACGAGCAAGCTATGCGCAACATTGCTTTGCGACTCTGGAACTCTGGCAAGCTGTCAGGTCTGCCGCTCACAGAGACGATGCTTGATATGCTTCCTCGCGCACAGCAGAAGCAATATCGTACAACGATGGGAATGCTTGCGCTGTTAGAAAAGGAATCTGTGCCGCTTTATCCGTAAGTCCACATAACAGGCGTAGTTGCCCGCATATCGACGTGTACGAATGTACGCGCTACGCCTATTCCGCCAAACCCCATCTCTAGGGCTTCCCGCACAATCTTCATTCTCTGCTCGCCGTTAGACACTGCAATGTCTGCCGCTATGCCCTGTGTATGGGTGCCGCCTTTCTCTTTGCTACGTTCTGCCGTGTGCTGTTTTGAGCGATAGCCAGACGTAATGACGAAGCTAAAGCCGCACCGCTCGCGTAGCTCATCCAGCATGTGAATGAACGACTCATCCATGTCATTCTCCCCAGTCTCACGACAGCGAAACTCAGAGATGTCGAAGTGCTTATACATCAGCTTTTCCATTTAGTAAGGCCGCGAATGCCGACGCTTGACGCGACAAGTGCCGCCAAGAGCGCTCGGTAGTAGTCTGGCATGGTTTCCAGCACCGCGAAACCGTCACGAACATAAGGGACGAGAGGTGGTATAAAGCACATAATAAGAGGAATGCTAAAGAGCAGACTAAAAAACTCATCGCGCCAGCTACTAGCTGAATTGCTTGCGTGGATATTTTCCCAGTTTGCGTCTTGCTTAATCGCCTCCAGCTTGCGCTCATGCACTGCACGCTTCTCTTCAGACTTTCTTTCAAAGTGACCCCCTACCAGTTCAACCACTGGGCCGATTAGTGACTGCCACATCTTTGTCCTCCCATAACACGCAATAGGTGCGCGTCACATCTTGCTCGACACATATTATATGTCCATAAATCGCAGTGCATTTTTCGTCTTTGTATGTGACCGATTTCCAGTCTAGGCAATCGCCGCGCTCTACTGTTTGACATCCTACCAAGCACATAACCGTGATGATTATGAGCCTGCTAGTCATCAGTCCTTAATCAGTACAAGGTCGAAGTTAGCTGTTACCCGTGCGTCGTTACCACTGACTTGGTTTATGCGGATGTCAATGTCTGTTTTTTCAGGCACTGTTAGCGGCGCTGTAAAGTCGTAACGGTAGTGACCGTCTGATTCTGCGACGTGCGCAATACGAAACGGCTTGCCTACCAATCGGTGGTACATCAACATCTGGCAGGTCTTTGTCCCGTCGATGGTTGCGTCAAGGGCCACCAAATAGCCTGTATAGCCCGCTGGGACGGTGTAGACTGCCATGAGGGTTTGGGCATACCCCGCATCTATTTGCGCCACAATCGTCCCAGAGGCGCTTGTAACGCGCGCTGTGATATTACCGACATTCTCTGCGTCATAGGTCATGCGGAATACACGCAGAAATTGATTGGTGGTGGTGACTGCGGTTAAACCTGTCAGAGTTACCGTCTCAGTAATCTCATCGTAGTTAGCGTCAAGCCCTTCGAGGGTCAGGGTAGTCGTGTCGCTGGCACTGGTAGAAAGGCAGTAAATAGTTTGGGCGCTGGAAAGTGACGCCCATGGATAGAGTCCGCCAC